TTGCCGTTGTACTATTATTATCAAGAGTCTTAAACTCTTTAGCGTTATTAATCACAGAATAAAATAGTCTAAGAACTTTTTGTCTTTCACGAAGTTTTTCTTGTAACTCAGTTGTTACTTTAAAAATATCAATCGAAGCAGTAGATGGTGTAACAATTCCTGCTAATGTATCAGACGCATTAACAGTAATGTAATCTCTCTTATTAATTTTTTGACCAGATTTAATTTGAATTCTATTTATTAGTTCATCAAGATAATTATTTGAGTTATAAGACGGAATACTATTAACAGAATATCCTGCCGTAGCAATATTCTGTGTGGTCAAAGATTGCATAATAGATGTATATCTAGCCGTATTTGGGAAAACATCTTTTGTTGAGGTTGCTTGCCCCCTTAAACTATCAATAAAAGATACTGCTTGGCTACCAGTTTCATCTGGATTAGTAGAATGCATTATTTGATTAATGTCTTGAATACCACCATTACTATTTGAAATAAAAGAGAATGAAGCTCCAGTAGGAGAATTTATTACTCCACCATTTAAAATATAATAAGTAATAGCCTGGTCATCAGGTGCGGTAATTCCTAACACAATAACAACATCTAGTCTTATTAAATCTTCTAATACTTCTAGTCTTTTTCTAAGAGTATCAATTTGATTTGAAAATAAATCATCTAAAAATTGTGGGAAAATTTGAATACCATGAGCTTGTTTTAAATACATCATTCTGTAAAAAACAGAGCTTGGCATTTTATTATACTGTGGTGGTCTAACTCTAATATTACCTTGTGTATCAGCAAATACTTCTAAATTTAAAAGATCTGCAGTCATAGCAATCTTATCTTTAGTAGAAGTAAATTCATTATTATATAATCCAATAGCACTTGCCGGGAAACTTTCATACGCCAAAATATCGTAATCTTTGTCGTAGAAATCATCTACAATAAATAAATTTTTGTCTTCATTAGCTCTAACATTATAAGACATTCTGCGAGTTAATTGGTTAGTTTGTCTTCTGACTTCTCTTCTTGGATCTGGCTGTGATGCTGAGATGCCTATCTTGCTAGTATCAATGAATTCATTAAAATCAAAAGACGCATCATTACCGGCAGCTACTGACTGGGCATTAAATGTAGCCTCTTCTGTTTGAATACTTTTTATATCTGAGTTAATAGATGTTTGTAAAAGATCAAGTTGTGATTTAACTTTCTCATACTCTGGATCGAATTTCTTAGATACACCAGTTAAAACATTACTCGCACCAAAAACAACAGATAAATTGTTTAATGTTTGCAATTGTTTAAGTTTATTATTTAATTCACCATTAACATTTACTATTCTAAATTGGGCTTGTTGGGCTCTTGCAAAAGCCTCTTCATTAATAATTAAATTCTTAAATGGAATAAAGTTACCCCAAAGAGCATTGCTTTTTACAAGCTGGCTTTGCAAAGATTTTATATAAGAGTTGGCGGCATCTTCTTTACTTTGAGGATCTCTATTAAGCTGATCCATTCCAATAGATTGGGTTGCTTTCCAATACTCCGCATAGTTATATGGCTTTCCAGTTACTAACAAGGAAATAACATTCATTATATCTTGTCCAGCAAATGGCTCAGTAAATGTATTAGGAACGCCAATTGTTTGACTGTCAAATATTTCTAATGAGCTTCCAAATTGTGTATAAACTCCAATTCCTTCTTTCCACTTATACACAAGACCATCTGGGGCGTGGAAGATTCGAGAAGTAAATCCACTTCTAGGATCTACGAAGGATTCTACAAAATCATGATCGCTAGCTAATTTGGAACCTGCATCAGGACCTGATTTAACTTTTAATAGTCCTTTTTTATCTGCAATCGTACCAAGTATTGCTTTATTTTCATCTAACAACTCTTTACTACCATCTGTAGTCTGAGAACTAATAGTATCAAAATTAGATTTAAATGGAGTTAAAGGATCAAACATTGGTCCTAATGGAACGCTGGCACTTGGCTTAAAATTAATTTTTCCTTGTTCAAAATAAGCAATATTATCTTTACCACTAATACTCATGGTGAATTTACCATCACTCCAGGAGTCTTGAGCTGACTCTACAACCCCAGCGAAAACATGAGTTCCCTCATTTTCACTAACGAACTGTGATCTTAACATCAACCATAAAGGGTCAGGAAAATCAGCGCCAACATAATTTGCTTTTTCAGCTTGAAGCACGCCGTTAGATTTAGGATTAAACAAAGAGGTTAAATTGCTGAGACTAAAACTTGCAGCAGATGCAGCAGAATTAAGAGCTTGAGCAAAACCAAAACCATTAAACATGTTTTGAAGACCGCCTAATAGTTTATTATCCCATTTACTCTTAGAGTTAATGTAGATATGAATAATATCCATTGGTTGAATAATAAGCTTGCCAGAAAAATTGAATCGCAATTTTCTTCTAGCATAATTTGTTTCTTGGTTTTTAATCAAAAAAGCGTTTTGAGAATTAGCGTCTAATTGAATTTTAGTATAAATAGCGGTAATCAATGCGCCAAATGCCGACAACTCGCTCGTATTTTTAAAAGAGAAACTGTTATTGATAGTGCCAGGAATCTGCATAGACCTAACGCTGGTATCTAGTCCGTTCTCTCCCACAACCACACCGCCTCTTAGATAATCATCAGCAACATTAACTCCATTACCAAGAAGACCATCCACATAATCATAACTAAAAAGAAGCTCAGATCCAACACTATCAAGAATAGCGGTTACACGCTTTCCTAATAAAGTAGATGGATTTATTTTAACAGTAATTGGGCTGGCTCCACGATCAGATCTAAGTTTGTTAAGAGCTGCTTGGTTAGTTGCAATTAGTTGGTCAGCACTATCTTTACCTAATTGAAAAACGCTACTATTATTAAACATGTTAGAAGCGTCTGCAATTGCTTTTTCAATATCCCATTCAGTTATTAACATCGCCTCATAAGGGTCACTAATATTTAAAGTAAAACTACCTGGGTTTTTAATTCCATCTACAGAAACATTGGTACTAAAATTAGTGAAATTAGTTATTTCAATAGTTCCAGTTCCTTGACCAAAAGTGGATTGAAACAAATCGGTAGAATTAACTATCCAAGTTGTTGTCTGAGCGGTTTGGTTAAAAGCATATAATTTTCTAAGCTTATCAGTAACGTTTAATAATTTAGACGCATCTTCACCACCAAGAGGATTGCCCCCAAATGCTCCAAATAAATTAGATCCAGTAGGTAAGCCGCCAGCCAATATAGTATCACTCAAAGTAAGAATAATTGGCATTAAAGAATCGGAAACAAATCCAGTCGAAGCAGCAATTGATTGAATTTTAGATAGTTTCTCTAAAGCACTAATCTGTGCGCACTTATTAGCGAATAACACCCTAATAGCTTTATAGTAAAGCTTCTCTTCATTATCCATGTAGTCTGGTCGAAAGTTTTCTGCAATTGTAGAAAACATTCTCTTCTTAATGAAAATAGAGGCATTAGGCTCTTGCATTAAAACTTCAAACTGTTTTGGATCAGCATTAAATGGATCTCTTCTAAGATACCCTTCTTCTACATATCTTCGCTCAGCAGATTGGTCAAATTTTTTCGCAAAATCTCCCAATGATCCGTATTTAACATTCTGACCATTAACAACGGAATCAAGACTATTATTAGTATTTTCACCAAGTGAAAGCTGGGAAGATACCTGATCTGCTAAAGCGCCTAAAAAACTCATATTATAAATTAGTACCTGGTGTAACACTTCCAGAAAAAGACTGAGGTGAAGTGTATTGGCTTGGACCATCAACAGCACTCTTGGACCAAGGGAAGTAATTCAATCTATATCCTCTTCTCTGGGTAACTGTAAAAACCATATTATATTCTAGCAAAAAATTATCTGCCTTCTCATTAATAGTCATATTTTCAAAAAATCCTCTATACACCCAACCATTATAATACATTTCAACTGTGAATGCGAGTTGAGCAAGGGAATTAATACTATTAGCTACCAATGCCGTGTTTGGCGAGTCTTGTCCCAATAGCGTGCTAATGGACCCAGAAACCCCTCCAACAATTCCTCCAAGAAGACTTGGGCTATCTCCGGTGTTCCCTATTAGACTATTTAATAAATTCGGCTGGCTGGCATTATTAGCTGCTAAGGATAAAGCCGTACCATCAAAAGCATATTGCTCAGCTCTATAAATTTCATATAGAACATTTATACCTTCAATTCCAGCTCCACCAGTAGTTCCAGCAATGTTTAATTGACTTAATTCTTCTCCCCAATATTGTAAAGTATATCCACCTTTGGTTCTGGCTTTATCAATAGCTTTTTTATGAATATAAGAAATGGAGCTTGGATTAACATACATTCTTACAATTCCAAACTCAGGAACAAACCAAGTAATAATATTCCTTTTAAGCTGACTGTCTCTATAAGAAGCAACCTTACTAGAAGGAAGCCCAGTACCATCTGCACTAAAAGAAGCTGGTAAGGCAAATCCGTCAGCTTTAAATTGACTTTGCGCAGTTTGAGAGAGTGGATTTGTTCTATTTAAAGCATCAATGCTTTGATTCACCCCAGAGATAATATCACTAATTGCCATGCTATTTTCCTATCATTGAGATTGCGGAGCAACACCCTTTGCTTGATGCCCGCCATCAATTTCCTGCTTACACTT